CATAGAAAAAATATTCTTTTCATTTACTTTATCTTTTTCTTCTTCGGGTAACAAAGACTGTAACCATTCTACAATAATAGTCTTTGCTTTTCTTCGGATAACTTTCATTTGTTTTCTATTCATTAATTTTTACTTCCTCTACTTTTGGTTCTTTCTCAATATGAGTTAAGTATACTTTACCATTAGCATATTTAAATGTTCTTAGTCCTTGTCCATCATTAGCATCTTGATAACATTTAACTTTATGTGAACAGTAAACACAACCAACAGGTAACTTCATGTTGCCAGACTTCTCATGTTTAACAGGTTCATAACATTTTTCTGGTGGATTATCTTGGTCTAACTTTTCTTTTAAATCTTTTATTAAAGTTTTAACATTAGGTTTCATTAAATCATCTGGTCTAAACAAAGCAAGTTGTCCAGTTGATTTATTGATAGCAAGAAAACCACCATGATTTGTTTGCTCACTTTCTTCATAGCCACTTAACTGTGCGATGTATCCAAAAGGGTCGTCTTCATTAAGTGTACCTTGCTCAAACTTTTTAAATGAATAAGCAGAAGCAGTTTTAACATCAACAACTTCACCATCAATCTTACTATCCATATGACCTACAACACCACTCACACTAACTTTCTTTTGTTGGTCTGTTACTTCATGTCCTGCTAACTCTGTAAGAAATAAAATAAGATGTTCTAATATATGCCCATACAAAAATCTAAGTTGCAATGAAGGGTCGGGGTCGTATTGTTTTTCTGGTTCATGTTTATCATACCACAATTGTCTAGCAGGTCTACCAAGAATAGACATACGAAGATTAGTTTTCTTTTGTTTTGTAGGATTAGTCCAGTCTACAATAGACTCTTTTATATTTTCTAGAAACTTTTCTAACTGTTCTTTAGATACTTGTAATTTTTTACCTTTAGCTAAATTAATTAATAACTTATTAATATCTGGTACTAAAGTGTCTAAAGTCTTAGTGGGTTTCTTTCCAGTTGTTGCCAATTTTGTACTCCCCGTTTAATGGACATCTTAGTCCTAATTGATTACCTGCATCTACTATAGATTGCACAGCTAGTTTACCAAACTCTTCCGCTTGATTTTCTTTTACTTGGTATTGAAACTCATCATGCACATTTGCTACAGGAAGAGCATCAATACTATTTTCTTTTACACTCTTATCCAAAATGATAAGAGCTTTCTTCATTACGATTGCTCCTGCTCCTTGGATGAGGGTGTTGAGGGCGGAATGTTTTTGTCTGATGATGTGGCATCTTTGGTCGAGACCTTTGAGGAAACCTTTTCTAGTAGCTGCATCCACTCTTGTTCTGAGCTTTGCAAGACTTGGGAGACCTCTAAGAAATCTCTCTTTAATCTGTCTTCCATAACTTTCAGACCTTCCACAGATAGTTCCGAGCTTTCTGTTACCTGCTCCATAAATGAACGCATAGATAAATGTCTTCGCAGTATCTCTTGTTTCCAACCCTGCAAGAGCTTGATTTGTACTGTGTATATCTCCATTAATGACTTCATTAATATACTCCTTGTTGTTCATATAGTGGGATAATATTCTTAACTCAAGTCCACTTGCGTCTACTCCCACTAATTTGTAACCGCTAGGGACTGTCCATAGTTCTCTGCACTCTTTACCATAAGGAGAGTACACAGCAGGAACTTGAGCCATGTTGGGCGACTGATGACTCATACGAGAAGTAATTGCACCTATTGTAATTACTCTTCCGTGTACTCTCCCATTATCTTCTACAGCTTCAATCCATGACTCAATCATGGCAATGCGTTTTTGAAGTAGAAGAAACTTATTTATAAGTTCAGCTTCGGGTATATCTTTTATCTCAGCTAAAACTTTTTCATCAACAATTGGTTGACCATGCTCAGTAAACTTACTAGGTTTCCAACCAAAATTTTGTAACCATCTTCCTATTTGTTGACGACTACCAAGATTAAACTCTTTCATTTCGATAAGAGAAAAATCTCCAGAAACATTTACCCACCCCTCTCCCAGACATCCAAGTCCAACCATACTCATAGACCCATCAGCTTTTATTCTAGGTCTAACTAATCGTTTGAAAGTTGGTAAAGGTTTAAATCTTTCCCTTACCTTTTGTTGAGCAACATCTACCTTCTCTAATAGTCTAGCTAATAGTAGGTGTGCCTTTTCTATATCAAACAAAAATCCAGTCGAAACTTGTTTCTCAATTACTCTTGAAACTTCATGTTCCAAATCAATTGATTGTTGAGAAAAGTTTACTCCTTGTTTTTGTAACAGATTGTAAACTTTAATTGTTAACTGTACATCTTTAACACAGTACGTTAACATCTCTTGTGAGAATTTTGTAAAGTCTTTAAAGTCTAGTTTATTAAAACCAAACTTAATTCCAAATGCTCTAAGTGAATGACCACCTTCACGCACAGGATTAAATAGTCTTGATAAAATTAAAGTGTCAGTAACTTTACCAATCTTAAATAAGTCAACATCTAAAACTTTTTTAATGACAGGAGCATCAAAACCTATGATGTTGTGTCCAATAAACTCTTGATAATTACTCGCATCAATCTTAAATTGATGAAGATTATCCGGAGTGTAACGTACAATATTGCCCTTATCACAAATAGTAACCAAGCAAAAAATAGTACTGGGTAATACACTACCTTGTATTTCTGTAGTCTCAATGTCGAGAAATAATTTGTTGCCCATTCTTTAATCGCCCCCATTTAAAATTTATCTTCGTCTTCTTTCTCTTCGCCTGTTGGTTTGTCTATCTCATTTAATCTACCTGTATCTTTATCATAGTAAAGATAAGTAGCAGGTCCAGTCATACCAACAAATCTATTCTTTAGCACACGCAAACAGGTTGTGTTTCGTGATACAATGTCTTCACTTTGTGAGTCTCTTTCTAATCCAAGAACCATATCACTAAGCTGTGCAATAGAGCCAGAACCTCTAAGCTGTGCAAGAGAAGTTACAGCTCCCTCTTCATGTCCCTTACCATCTGGTCTCTTTAGATGTGATACACAAATCAAAGCTACATCTGTTTCTTGTACAAGTGTTCTAAGCTTTGTCATAATTTCATCAAGAGCTTTTCTTTCTTCACCAAACTCTTGAGAAGATACTATCATACTGATGTGGTCAAGCACAATGAACTTACAGTCCAAAGCTTTTGCCATGTACCTTACTCTTGAAATAATATTGTCAACTGAATTAGAACCAAAATGATTATAGAAATAAAATCTACCTGTACCAACAGTCTTGTTGAAGTAGTTTGTTTTATCTTCATCAGATAAATTTACATCCGGTCTTCGTAAAGGAAGGTTAGCTTCAGTCCCCATAATATCTAATGCAGTTATCTTAGGACTTTCCTCTAACATAATCATACCGATATTGCTTTCGGTACTTTTAAAAATATGATACACTAACTCTTTGATGACAGACGTTTTACCTAGACCTGTACCTGCTGTAATCGTAACTAACTCACCGCTACGAATACCATAAGTAAGCTCATCTAAACCTTTCCAACCATAGTTAATACTAGATTTGACAATAGGTTTTAAAACTTCATCAAGTAATTGTGTTCCTTTGATGATACCATCTGGTGCATGAACAGGTGCGTTCCACCAACACTTAGTATAATCTTCATACTTACGATGCACTAACATTTCGTTAGCATCTTTGTAAGTTTCTGGTAGTTTAAGTATCTTAACTTTGCCGGGCTTAAATAACTCAGCTACTTTTTTACTAGCTTCTCTACCAACCTCATCGTTATCAAAATTAATTACAATAGACTCAAACTTATCAAGCCAATCATAACTCTTCTTAATATCTTTGAAGGCGGAGGAGACACCATTCTTAATCGAAACAACAGGATACTTCGAACCTAGCATTTGATACACACTAAGGGCATCGACCTCGCCTTCAGTTATCGTCACATACTTACCCCCATTGAATAGTTGTTGTCCAAATAATCCAGAGTTGGATGTCGAACCAACAATGGAAAACTGTTTATTCTTTACATACCTTGTCTTAGTTGCAAGGATAGTACCTGTTTCATCATGGTATGGATATACATGAGTATCAATTCTTTGATTGGTTGGATTGATAGTAGTTTTGACACCATACTTTTTACAAGTATCTACTGAAATGTTTCTATCTTTTATACCCAGATAATCTCCAGATGTATCTGAATTATATTTTTCTTGAACTCGATGTGCAATAGATGTTACATCGGCTTGATATTGTTCTGCTGTTTGCAAGTCGCCCCCTTCGTTATTAATTTGTCCCTGTTCTTCAGCACGGAAGTAGTTGTTACAAGAGAAACAATAGCTACTGCCATCGGCATTAACACTTCTTGCATCACTACTTCCACACTTTAAACAGGGGACATGATACTCTACAAAACCTTCAGTTTTATTATCCATAGTCGCCCCCTGTTTCATTATATTATTAGTTTAAAATTCTTCGTTACTATTCTCCGCAACGTACCCACTAGCTACATCAAAGTCCTCGCCATAAGGCACTAGGTCTAAGACTTGTACAGCTTGTAGGTCAAGACTTTTGCCAGACTTACCGGCAAACTTCCACTCAAAAGGTTTGTACATAACCCTTACAGTAGAGCCATTACCTATCAACGTATCGATAGAGTTTTTGGCAGAGTCCACCAATCTTGGCGGTGGATTTTTATTTCCGTCAGCTCGACTGACTTTACGTTTAAACTTAACGATATTACCTCTATCGTCTTGTTTAACTGCGATACCTTCCTTCTTAAAGCTATCAGCAGCATCATCGCTTATAGCTAAGTCGACTTGGTACACAGGGTCGAATGTTGTATTCGGTCTAGTCACACTAGCCCAATACGCTTTTCCTTCAACTGTTGGCATATTGCCCTCCTTTTTATTTTTTTATTGAAGCTTGTATTATATCATAACAATTAAATATTGTCAAGATAAAAAATTATTTTCGGTTTTCTACGCAGGACTTATGGATTTACCTGCAACCTTTCACGAGCTATCCACCTGTATGAATACGCTACTCAGTACCTAATCTTAATCCCTCAACCATTTGGTCATACTGATTAAAACCATTGCCTTACAACTAGCTTATTGTTGTTCAGCCAGTAGAAACAAGTGCCTTGCAATAACACCTGTCCGAAACCTGTAAATATTATTATATATATTTATTAATAATATTATAATAATAATAATAAAAATACTTTAACATAGTTAATTAGTTTATATAAAACATATTATATCATATTTAATTTTAAAGTCAAGAACTTTTTTTAAATAGTTTTAATTAAGTTAATAACAAAATTAGATAACTGTATATTTTTTCCCATATTAATATTTGCTTTGATACTATTTGACGCAGCATTAAAATTTAGTTTAGCTATGTTATCTAAAAATTTATTAATATTTATTGACATACTATATTTATTGTTAAGATGTGTAAGCACACACAAGATGTGGATTACATTCATCTTTCTTTTGATATCAAGAAATTGATAATCAGTATTAGTTAATCTTTCTTTTGTTAAAGTGTTAGCTGTTTCCCAAAGCTCGGGGAAAATAGTATCGTTAAAGTTATCATCAATATTTTCTAAAGTGTTTTTTATATTTTCTATTTCTTTAAACATACCCATAAAACTCCTCAGTAAATATTTCTTTGATGGGAATTAAGACACACTTACTTGCCTTATTATCGCCAACATTTTTAGTTAACTTATCCTTGTACTTATCCACAATCTTTTTAAGAATAGATGTTCTAAATACAAGTGTACAAAATTCTTCCTTGTCTCCTTCTAATCGATGAAACCAGAAGTCACTAGTGGTTGCATAGATACCACTTGGTTTACCTCTATACTCATACTCAATAGCAATGTTACCTGTCTTCTTCCACCAACTACGTTCTGATTTTACTTCTATCTGACAATCAGAAAACATATCCTTTACTTTATCTTCTCGTATCTGTCCATACTTTAAATCGATATCGAACTTTTTATTTCCCTTCATACTATCTCCTTTAATATTCCTGTTAAAAAAATAAATATAGCAACAGCATTAATAAAAACTAATGCTCTGTCATGCCATAACATTCCAACAATAAACCAACCTGTAACTCCTACTAAATGAAAGTATAAGTTATAAGGTTGTATGTTTAATGAAGTTAAAGCCATACCGATTAATAAAATATAACTCGCTGTCCATTTTATATACCAAGACAAATCATGTTTTGGTGTTACTTTATTAGTCATAAAAATAACTCTGTATTATAGCATAATTATTCTCCATTGTCAACTCCTTTTATTTTATTTATTTCTTCTTGCATTTTCTTTTTTGTTTCTTCAACTGGTGTTAGTATAACACTATCAGTTTTTGTTTCCACAGGTTTTTTATGTAGTGTTGGTAACATCGAACAGGCACACAACACTACTAAAAAAACTAATAAAATCAATACTTTACTCATCGTATGGCTTTGAAAATATTTCTTCATCACTCTCTCCAAATAAAATATCATCTGCATTTTCATCTAACACAGCGTAGTCATCTTGGTTATCCATTGGTACTAGAATTTCTGTTCCTTCGTACCCATGTGTTATCCAATACTTTTTCTTTTTTGTTTTTATGTCCACCATTTAGGTTCACTCCTTCCCTTTTGCCATTTAGCAAAATATTTTTTAGCACCTATGTAATAGTTCCTATAACCTGTTACATAATTTTTATCTTTGTATTCATCGGGCATACATTGAGGTGGTTCAGTAATGTAATCCTCATGCATTACTCTTGGAATACTATGATGTAATCCATGGAAATGTATTTGAGAAAGTATTCTTCCAGACTTATGTACTTTTTTAAATCGCATTTCATATTCTTGTTCTATTTTAAATGCGTGTTCCAACGCCCAAGAAAAATTGTTGCGTGTGTTACCTACCCAAATAGTCATTGGATGTTTTTCATATGCAGGTTTATATAAATATTTATTTACACCTGTATACTTTTGAATAGCAGTCGATAACATTTGACAAGTTTCTAATAACATCTTAGGTATATGTTTGTCACACATATATTCAGCAGCTTTAGTTGGACACTCATCTAAAAAAAATATATTCATTAGTCTGTTCCCTCCTTACATGGATTGTCTCGTTTCATGTTAAGCATTTCTTGTTTCTCCATGTCTTCCATAGCATTGTCAAAGTCTTCATCATAATCTTTTACGATACTACTAACCCGATGATACAAGTAATCAAATTTTTCCC